GAAAATCTGTTGTTAATTTTCCTGAATTTGTTGAGACATTTGATACCAAATCTGCATTCCATGTGGTTGTTTTATAATCATAATAAATTACAAATGGTGTTCCAGAACTTATTTTCGTAAGTATGGTTGTTCTTTCTGCTGTAGTAAATGTTCTTGCAAATGCTGGATAAATTTTTGTTAATACTGCATCATCAGGTACTGCTGCATCTAAACTAATTGCACCATTTCCTAATGCATCTAATCCTGATGGATTGCCTAATGTGTCGTCAACTCCATTACCATTTGCAAATAATCTTGATACTTTTGCCCAATAGTCAACTCCGCTTGATTCAAACTTTAATAGAGAACCTACTTGGGCATATTGCATCCATCCACCCGCATCAGTATTTGTTAGGTTAGTTCCTTTAATACCATTATTTGATGTTACACTTGAATCTGTATACAATATATAGCCACTTTTCTGTGAGGTATCATTTGTTTGCCAAGTATAACTAATATTTGCGATAGTATCTCCAGTAATTGTCGCCGGCAATGCATCAAAACTAGACGTAAACCCATCATAATATAAGTTCAACATCTCTGTATTATCTAACATTGGCTTAATGTACCGCTCAAATGTAACTTCAGCAGTCACATCATTTGTGGTTTCTGAAATAACATGATTTGCTTTGGCAAGTACACCATCATTTGCATATAATCTAACATTGCTATATTGACTAGTTGGATCAGTTAAATCAACAAACCTACTATGTCCGCTGTGTGTACGATTTACACTCTTAATTTTTGCAATTTGTGTACTTTGTGAAACTAAGTAATCGTTATAGTCGCCTGCAGTAATCATTCTATCTTGACTCGCATAAATGCGAGGTGCATTTGTTTTTATGTCATCTAATGTGTCCGACGCTGAAGCATTTGTAACTCCAACTTGAAGTTGTACCGTAATGTTTGCAATATAGTCATTGCCATCGACACCAACATAGTTAATATTAAATGATTTGCTACCAATATCATCTGGACGCAAACTATAAGTTTGATCTAATCCAGTTCTATACCATACTCTAATTATGTTTTTAGGAATATTTCCAATTGTACTGTCTGGAAACATAATACTAATTTGTCCGTCAGTTCGTGATTTAACTGCAAAAAGGTCTCTTACTTCACTGCCTACATCATTGTATACTGCATTAAATCCAAACACATTGTCTACTTTTGTCCATGTTTTAAGTACTGTGCCATCAGAATCAATACTCTGTACCCAAACATCATCATTATTAATATTGTTAGCATTAACATCTAATGATAATCCACTTATTGGATCACCAATTGTAACATCTTGGAATGTTAACGAGCCTTGCTTAAACTGTGTAAAGAAGCCTGTTCCAGTACTTCCTATACCTCTACCATCATTTTTGTACATTAAACTAAATGCACTATTTGGGTTAGGTATTGATTCAGTAAATAGTTTAAGTTTTTCATTATAATCAGTACCTACTATGTTAAACGGTACTGATGTTCCTTGAACTAATCCTGCCATTTCAAATACAATTTGGTTGGCACTATTATTTGTATTATATATTTGTGTAGTTGTGTTCCCAACGACTGCTGTCGTACGCGGATTACCATACTGATTACTTGGTAATAATATTGCATTCATAACAGCAATAAAGTCGTCTAAGTTACTTATGTTTGTTGTACTGTCGAAACGAATATCTTTACCTGCAAGTGTGCTTCCATCACTTCCAATTATTGTTTCATTTGTTTTAATACTTGTGACTTTTAATTCACCCGATGCAGGCACATTCCTGTTCGCGGTGTAGCCTAAAAATTCTGCTAATTTATAAACACTTTCTTGCTTTGTTGCTGTGCTTAAAAAATTGTTACGAGCATTTAAATCGGCTCTGTATGCCAAATTATGCCCAAATTGTGATACAACATCTAATAATGCTACAAATTCACTTGATTCAATCCAGTCATTAAAACTTTCTGGATAAGTTTCTCGTATATACGCAACCATTGATTCTCTAATAGTATCAAAATCGAATGCTTTAAAATTTGCGTTCAAATACGAATCATATACAGCAGAGTAATCTTCTGCTGCAAATAATTTTGATTGTCTAACTAACTGTGCCATTTTAATTATTTTCCAATTATATTGTGTCTCGATCAAAAAGTAATTCTAACGTAGTTATTTGTGCCAAGGGAACATAAGTTAATTCTATATTAACCGCTACTGTATAAGCATCTTCAGATACTTTTATATCATGTGATGATACTTGAAATCGAGGATCGTACGATACAACATCAACAACATCTTGCTGTATCAATTCTATAATTGTATCGTCGAGGGGTTCAAATATGTAATTAGGTATGTTACTTCCAAAGTTAGGTAGTGTCCATTTTTCACCTTTAGTAATGCTGAAATGGTTACGCAAATCTTGTTTTGCGAGTTCTAAATCTGTTAAGACAGCACTCGTGCAACTTGTTTGGGAGTTTGTAAAACCTATAATATTATTCATACTAATATTTATGCCTAAAGAATTAAATACTAAGTTAACGACTAATTATATGTAGTTTTAATTAAGGCTTGATTAAGCCTTGTATATATGGTAATCATATCGCATATGATATCTAATTTTTCTTTATCAATTGTTTTTATATCTAATGTTTTTACTAAAAATTTTGATACTTCTTCTCTATCTACATCAATAAAAAATTTATTGTAATTGATACTAGTATTAGGTTTAAATGTGGCTTTAGATGTAAGTTGACGTTCGTATGCCTTAGTGGCTCTTTCAGTTATATCATTAATATCAAATGAAGACTTAGGATTTTTAGTTTTCAATGATTTCAGTTTAGCCATATATAAGTGAGCATCTAAATCACCTTCAACTGACAACACATGCGATACATGTTCCATATTGAATGGTGAATCACCAGTTGGAAATGAATGTGTATTAACAAAAACAGTTTTAGAACCTAGACTTATTTCAGTTATAATTGATGTAAATGTTTTGAATTCACCAAAAAGACTTGAGTCCCAATGTTGTGCTAAATCTACATTTTCAAGCATACTATCCCAAAAGTTTAATGGAGGGAATTCTGATTCATTTTTATGAGGTGCGCCGCCTGAATAAACCTTTTGTAGGTATCCTAAAAACGAACTACCTGCACCATAAGGAACAGTTACGATAAGTAAATTAATATTGGTAAGTGAGTCCACACTAGTATTTATTTTAAATTAGTAGTGTTAATTTTATTAACGATTTTGATTACGTTCATTAGGACCAAATGTGAACGAAATATCAGAGTTTATGTTTGTTTCAGCAACTCTATCAGGAGAAGTGTAAGGACTAGGAGGATACTCGGATGGTAAACCTTCTTCACCAATGCCACCAATAAAATCGTTTTCTCCTTCTCCTCGATGACTGCTTGAACCTTCCAAAACTATATCATTAGGTTCTGTATCTACTGTAATCTTCTTGTCATCAATGTCGAAATTAAATAATGTTAATACTTGCCCTCTTTCACCAAGATATAAAACCTGTACCTTCATTACTTCTCTATATGGATTAAGTTTAATTAATGTGGCAGTGACAATTCGTGGCGTGGTTACCAAGGCAGCGGCTTCTTTTGAACCAATTGATTTAATAGAATAAACATGAAATGCCACTTCATATCTGCCGTTTTGAACGCCACGTATGGTTACAACTTCTCTATTAATTGGAATAATATGTGTCTGTCCGCTTTCATCCGTCCATTGGTCATTTGAAAATCCAAGATCATCTTTTTCTAAATGCAACAGCCCGCCAAATTTATTTCTAAATGACACGATTATTCCCCTTGGATCTTTGACATATAAATCAACATCGTCATTCCATTCTGATGGCCATTCTATAATGACTAGGTACTCTGCTTTCTTTGGAGCATCTGATTTTTTAGTTATTGGATTAATTAAGATAAAGGCTACAACAAACAGAAACACAAAACCAACCAAAAGATTGAATAATAAGTCAGTAAAACCAATTGAGCTTTTATACTTGTCTTTTTGATAAAGTGCCATTATTGCACCTGCTTATTTATACCTGTTTCGAGATTAACTAATTGAACTTTTGTCAATAAACTACAAACTAGACCACTAAGAGTTGTGTACAATGCAGTACTCATTCCCCTTGCCATATCTGCCAGTGCGGCTTTTAATGTTTCAGCATCGCCTGTGTCTATATTTTCAAAAGTGCCGCCGAGCATAAGAATAAATCCAACAACTGTACCTACCATACCAAGGGCCAACATACTTTCAGAAGTGAACCATCCGATGTCAACTCGAGAAGATACATCATGTCCTTTTACTGATGAATAGGTAGTTTTGCCGATATATATACTAGAAGATATGTATAGGATAAAGATAAAAAGACTAAGTTTAGTCACATCTTTAGTGTAAATTTCTTGCAGTAGTCCAAAGTGATAACCTATATAACCAAGTAGGATACTAAGGCAAAACATAAGCCACCATTTTAAAACACTAGACATCCTATCTCCCAATAATTTATGCATCTATAATTATATTTAGCATATAAATAAATCACTGTGTGCATCACAGCAATACCGCAATAGTATTTAACTAAAGGCCGACCGAACATAACTGCTATGTTATGCGTTGCCGACTGTATATATTTATCTTTATTGCTGGGTAGTGTATTTCTTAGGAAAGTACTCGTGATATTTCGATCATTGTTGCAGATAAATTTATTTCAACATCTGCAACTTGTGTATGCTTAACTAATCCATTGCGGATTGCTAATACACATTCATCATACTGGTCGTTATTGTCAGTATATATGTCTAAATTACGATATAGCCAAGTATAAATGTCATTATACTCATCTGCTCGTGCATGTTTAATTATAAGTTTTCTTGCGCCACTGATATCTTTTGATTTAAAAAGATCAACCATACCCATGCGCCATTCTGCACTTGCGCCTTCATCTTCTGGTTTTTGTAAGATGTTGTCAGTTACTGACATTTGCACGGTGTTAATAGTTTTTCTTAGGTCTGGATAGTGTGCTCTAACCATTGCATCAAGTGTTTCTATATCAAACTGTACTTCATTATCTGCAAGAATTTCTGCAACACGAACTGTAAAATCTGTTTGATCTAATTGCTCAATATGAAATCCTTGGCATCTGCTATGCAATGCTGGAATAATCATATTAGGATAATTGCAAGTTAAGATAAAACGAACACTAGCATGATACTGTTCCATCACTCCACGTAACGCCGCCTGTCCTTCAGGGCTAATATGATCTGCTTCGTCCAACAAAATTACTTTGAAGGCGCCCCATGGCATTGTTTCACTGAAGGCGCTTATTCTCTTACGAATCATTTCGACTCCATTATCGCGACTGGCATTGATGTACAATACATCTGCAGACTCAACCTCTAACTCTGCAATTAAGACCTTTGCCAGTGTAGTTTTACCTGTTCCTGGTGAACCACTGAATAGCAAATGCGGTATTCCACCATCGTTTATCCAATTTTGTACTTGCTTCCTTTGTCTATCATCTTTAAATACATATGACGAAACACTATTTGGCCTATACTTTTCAACCCATAAATCAATAGCCATTAATCTTTAACTCCTTGAGTGTCCACATGTTTACCTTTTGCTTTATCTATCCAATATTGTAATTGTTCCTCTGCGGCCTTATCGGCAATATGATCTTCCTCAAACCAATTATCTCTAATTTCTTCAATAGTCATTGTTTCATATTTCTCAAAGGGTTGATGAATCCACGGACTTGTACTAAGAAAGTCTGTATAATAGTCTGGTGTGAATGTTGATACTCCTTTAACCCATACAGTTGCAGTTTTAAGTTCATCGATAAAGAAACCTTCATAGTGCTGTAACCACTTTACACATTTTTCTAATGTTGTTCCAGAATCTGCTAAGTCGTCTACTAATAAAACTTTGTTGCCTAGATTAGGTGACGTCTTTGCTAATGAGTTTCCAAATACAATCTGTCCTTGTTCGTCTTTTTTGCCTTCACCGTGATAAGACTCTACCGACATTACAGCAAATGGTACATCAAAGATACGAGAAAGTATATCTCCTACTCGCAGACCGCCCTTTGCTATACATACTATTTGATTAAATTCATAACCATCATTATAAATTTGTATTGCTAATTCTTCTATCTTTTTATTATATTGATCCCACGTAACATGTAAATCTTTTGTAGATTGAAACTTTGACATTATATTCTCCTTTTATTAATAAAATTTACAAAAAGTTCGTCTACTAACGTTCTCCAATGGATACTATTCAAATGAGTTCCATCAGCACAATAGTTTACGTCATTTTTTATCAGATATCCCATATTATCTTGAACATAGCCAAGTAATTCTCTAAAACCTATTTGACTGTTTACCATTATAAAATCTGCAAAATCATAATCACCACTTTTGGGATCGGAACTTCTATATCCAAAATCATAATTAAACCATATTGGTAAAACTTTTTTACTTTTAAAGTAACCATTTATCATCACCATTGTGGCGTATATTTTATCATCCAATAAAAATTGATTATGTCTAACTATATTTCTAATACTTGCTTCAAAATCTTCAACAGGTAACGGAATTTCTGCTCCATTGTTTACTCGTTCAAGTTTATTTT